TATCTCACTTTGCCGACAAGATTACAAACACTATTTATTTTGAAGACCACCATAAACTTATCCGTCGTATTCTTGAGGACTCAAAGATTCTCATGGCTTGTAATCCTTCCGACCCTTCTCAGCTTTATGGCTACGTAGTATCGGGGGAGGTAGATGGTATCCTGGTTATCCACTATCTTTATGTTAAGCATACCTTCAGAAATATGGGGATAGGAAAAACTCTTTTAGACGCAACGGGTCATTCAACCGACAAGGCTGGAGTTTACACCCATCACACTCGCATGGCAGACAAGCTAGCGTCTAAACAAAATTTTGTTTATCATCCTTATTTATTATTTGACCTTCCTAACCTATCGGAGCCAATAGATGAGCAGGACTAAAGATGTAGATAAAGAAAAGTTAAGACTCGACTACCTCTTTGACCAGGGGGTTAATTTTGTAGATCGAGTTATTCAGATTAACGAAGAGATAGATGACCATAGTTTTGCATTCATAGATGCCGCCCTAAGTGAACTAGAAAGGGCTAGTAAGAAAACTATAACTATAAGAATAAACTCTCCAGGTGGTTCAGTCTATGATGCCCTAGCTATGATAGGCAGACTTAATGCTTCTAGTTGTCGTATAGTAACAGAAGCATATGGACACGTAATGAGTGCAGCTACACTATTATTAGCAGCAGGTAAGAAACGTCGCATGTCTAAATACTGTGTGTTTATGGCACATCAAATGTCTTACTACATAGGAGGGTCTCATGCTGAAACGAAAGAAGAAGTAGATCAAGTTGAAAAACAAGAACGTCAATGGTGTTCTTGGATGGCAGAGTTGAGTGAAAAAGATGCAGAGTTTTGGTATGATAAAACCTACAAGAAAAACTTTTACTTGACTCCAGACGAATGTTTAGACTATGGAGTTATAGATGAAATCTTTTAAAAACCGCAGTCACGAAGTAGCTTATAATATGATGGAAATAAGTGTAGAGTTAATAGATGAAGTATTTAAAAAGGTAGACAAACTTGCTGATGCTAACTCTCACAGAGAACGTAATGGTTTAAAACTTATTGACTCTGGACACTTTAGATGGGATATTAGGCAGCTGAAGATTAATACAAAGAATAAACTTCAGAAAATTATGGACTTATTAGAAGAGTATGGAGATGACGCAAAACTAGTCACTCACGAACCGGAGGAAAAAGAATGAAGAAACTGTTGACCTTAGCTATTTTGGGGGGTCTATTTTTAGGCACCTTTTTGTCAATTGAAAGAAAAGAAGTATTAGAGAACAAGTATGATGTTTCTATTGGAGCCATAAATGGCTACAGCATAGGACCTACACTAAAAGACTTTAAGAACGCAGCAAGAGCAAACGGAAAGGATAAAGTAATTGACATGGTTATTAACTCAGGTGGTGGCTCAGTTCACATCGGGTTAGAAATAATTGAAGAAATGAAGTACATGAAAAACTTAGGTTATAAGTTTAATTGTTATGTGCGTAACGCATACTCTATGGCATTTGTAATCTTACAATACTGTGACCACAGGATAGGGAGTTCTAATTCTACTTACATGCACCACCTAGTACAGGTAGGATACGGCAGACCTGAAAGAACTGAAAATAATAAAAAGTTGTTTAAAGCACTTGACTTTTTCGATAATCTAGTGTTAGATGAAATCTCAAAAAGAATGGGTGTAAACCCTAAAGAGTTTTTTGAAATCTACAAAGATGACAAATGGTGGGATGCTAAAGAAGCTCTCAAGTCTAACATCATAGATGAGATAAAGCCATTTAGTTTAGTTGTAAAAAAAGTAAAGTATAAGTTTGTACCTTTTTGGAGGAGGTTTTAATGAAGTATGATATAGATGCAATTAGATGTTACCAATCGGTAATGTTTGAAAAAACTAACGAGACATTTTTTGCTTCTCGGCAGATTAACAATAGGAAGCCACTAGAGTTAGAGATAATAGAAGGTATTAATATGGTTTCTATTAGATCAGATAGAGATCACATTCTCATCCCTCTAACTAACGTATCTTGTGTCTATCTAAAGTCTCCGATTAAGAAAGAGCAGGAAGAAAGAGACATAGCAGAGAGAGCTAAACTTCCTACTGCAAATGTAATTAAAAAACCAAGAGTAAAAAAATCAGCATACTAGGAGCTATTTCATGAGTGGTAAGAACGCAAAAAAAGCAAGAAAAGAAGCAAAAGAAAATGAGTCCGAAGAAGATAAACTAAAACGATTAGCTGAAGCTACAGAGTTTAAATTAATCAAACCTTTTGGTCCATCGTTTGGTATGTTTGTTATGCCAGATGAAATAACAAAAGCTTTGTTAAAAAAGTCTGATGAAATACTAGAGGATAGAAACAGAGTAGACTGGGGTAAAAACCTTGTAGGTCAAATTGCAGAAGAACCTTGGATTTCTAATAAAGACTTAGATGAGATAGGAGCACTAAAGTATTTAGAAGGTATGTTGTATAATTATGTTTGGAATGCTTTAGCAGCCGATGGTCATCAAATAGAAGTTTTAGAAGTTCAACTAGATCACGCATGGGTTGTTAGTCAGTATGAAGGAGAGTATAACCCTATTCATTTTCATACCTATTGTGATCTCTCCTCTGTATTGTACTTAAAAATACCACCCCTTGATGAAAGATCTAAAAACAAAGAGTTACCAGATTATAAATTTTCTAGAGATGGTATGATTGAGTTTGTTTACAAAACAGCTTGTCCTACTGGGTTAGAAAAAGGTTCATTGTCTTTTACTCCTGAGGCAGGAAAATTAGTTATATTTCCATCTAACCTTTTGCATACAGTTTACCCATTTAAAGGAGAAGGTGAACGTAGGTCTATAGCTTTTAACTCTCACTGGAATGCAAGACTTAAAGGTGGAAAAGTATTTGATAAATCATTTAGAATGAAGTCAGAGCAAAATAATGAAGAATATAAAAAAGCATTAACTACAAAAGGTGAGGAATCTGGATTTGCAAAACGTAAACAGGGAAGCCCTGATAGCGGAGCTTCAGAAAAGGAAGACAAAGTCTGAAAAACCTAAGTTTGTATTTGATGAATTTTGTTTTAACAAACAAGTTAGTTTTCTTCGTGGTCCAGGCTCAAGGTTTAGAAATGCTGTATGTTCTCGTAGAGCAGGTAAGACAGTCGGTATAGCTGCTGATATGATTGACTCTGCATTGAGTAATGAAGAAGTTAACTTACTTTATATTACTATAACTCAACAACAGGCTAGAGCAATCATATGGTCTGACCTAGTTAAGATTATAGAAGAGTTTGAATTAGAATGTAAAACAGACAATGTTAGACTAACAATAACTTTTCCTAACAAGTCTAAGATTTACATAGCAGGAGCAAAAGATAGAACAGAGATAGAAAAATTTAGAGGTTGGAAACTAATGAAGTGCTACATAGATGAGTGCCAATCATTTAGATCCTACCTAAAAGAACTGATAAACGATATTATAATACCTGCCTTAAGGGACAAAAGAGGACAATTATTTCTTACAGGAACTCCAGGTCCAGTAAAGGCAGGAATATTTTTTGAATACTCTCAATCTAAAAACTGGGAAGGACATCACTGGACTGCATTTGATAATCCACATATGCACCTACCACCTGCCCTAGACTTAGAAGAGATACTAAAAGAAGAAAGAATTATAAGAGGAATCGATGAATCAGATCCATCTTATATAAGAGAAACATATGGAAAATGGGTAGAAGACAAAGATGCGCTTGTATTTAAATTCAATAAAGCAAAAAACATCTACGATAAACTCCCTACTGAAGGCGAGTGGAACTATATCATTGGTATTGATATTGGCTACAATGACAGTGATGCTATCGCTGTTATCGGTTATAATACGCACCACAAAAAAGTCTACTTGGTGGATGAACATGTCAAAAACAAACAAAACATTAGTCAACTGGTTGCGGTTATAAATGAATATAAGGACTTATATAATCCTATCAGGATGGTCATGGATGCAGGAGCCTTAGGTAAAAAGATTCAAGAGGAGCTTCGAATGAGGCATGGTCTTAATATCGAGGCTGCTGACAAGACCCGAAAGGTAGAGTTTATAGAGCTATTAAACGATGACTTACGAACTGAAAAATTTAAAGCCTTCAAGAGTTCTCTATTTGAAGAGGATTGCATGTTGGTACAGTGGGACAAGGATTCGAAAATTCGTAATCCAGAAAGACCAAAGATTTCAGACACTTATCACTCTGACATCTGTGACGCTGTATTGTATGCTTGGAGGGAATGCCGTCATTATCTATCTGAAAAGCCAAAAGCCCAACCAACAGAAGGATCAGATGCCTACATGAGAGAGCTAGAAATGAGAGAAGCTAGAGAATGTGAAGAACGTAAGAAAGATCCATATGCCTTTGAATTAGAGAAGTTATATGAGCAGGATATGGAAGAATTAGATAATATAATGGATGAACAATAGGAGAGGACATGTTAAATGAACTTGATGACGTGAAGTCCTTTATTATATGGTGTAAAAATAATAAAGTAAAATCGTTTAGGTCAAAAGAGCTAGAGTTCGAACTTTCTGACATAGGATTAGTAGAGGGTTTAGCTAACGTAGAGGAACTACAAAAGCACTTAGACGAATCTAAACATGAAAATGAACAAATACAAAAACAGGAAGACGATGAACTAATGTTTTGGTCTTCTAATACTTAGGATATTTCATGGATAATTATTCAGGAATTAACGGAAGTAAATGGTGGTTAGCTAGTAATAATGACTTATACCAAGAACTATTTGCTTATGTTAACAGTCTAGATAGTAAACAACAGTATAGATCAGCTGATAACCTAAGGTATGCTAGGTTATACGGAAACTTTGATTACTTTGGTCTAAATGCTTTAAATTACTACAGAGTTGAAGCCTCTTACAATGTAACCAATCGGGTTACTCTTAACGTAGTGCAGTCTATGGTAGATACTGTAGTCTCAAAGATAACTAAAAATAAACCAAAAGCTACATTCCTCACCTCCGGTGGGGATTTTAGTTTACAGACTAAAGCTAAAAAACTTACAAAATTTGTAGAAGGTATCTACGCTCACACTGATTTTTATGAAAAAGCTACTATGGCATTTCAAGATGCTTGTATTTTTGGCACAGGCTGTCTTAAAATTTTTATCGAAGACGGTCAAATAAAAACAGAAAGAGTAATGATTGAAGAGATAAAGATAGATGATGTAGAATCTTTTTATGCTAAACCAAGACAAATTCACCAAG